GTTCTTGACATAAAAGAATATACAAGTATATTATGTTGTCAAAGACGGTAAGAACTTAAATCTTTTTAATTTTTGTGCCTTCTAAATCTTATTAAAAAGAAAGTTTAAGATTTAACCGTCTTGGAAAAACGGTAGGTTAACGATTTCGTTTTTGTTCGTTAACCTACTAATTTAAATAACACGTAACTAAACGAAACGACATGAAGATAACGTTTGATAACGAAAAATATTTTATAACCTGTGAGTACGGTGAGCGTAACCAAATCAAAGCAGCAGGTTTTAAATGGTGTTCGCAGAACAAGATGTGGGGTACTAACAGCTTTTATATTGCGATGATGGCTGTTAAGAAATTAAATATTGAAGAGTACCCGGAAGAATTAAAGAGTTATCTAGATAATTATTCCTATAGTTACTCTGAAAAACCAGTCGTAGATTTTGAATCTCAACTATTCCCATATCAAGCAGCCGGGTACGGTGAGATAGCCCATAGAAAAAATGTTCTGTTAGCTGATGAACAAGGGTTAGGAAAAACTCTTCAAGTGATCTTCTTCATACAAAATTACCAAGAGTTCAGGAGACGGATTATCGTTTGCCCAGCTTCATTAAAATTAAATTGGGCTAGAGAGTTCAAGAAGTGGGCTGACATGGATACCTTTGTAGTTAGAACTGGTAAAGATAGATTCCCAAAAGATGCCTCAACAATCATAGTAAACTACGACTTACTCAAATCAAAAATAATTAACGACCAATTAATAGCTTTCAAAGCTACTCTATTAGTATGTGATGAAGCACATTACTTGAAGAACGCTAAGACACAAAGAACTAAAGCCGTTGGAAAGCTAGCCCGTGTTGTACCCAAAAAAATATTTTTAACAGGCACACCACTATTAAACAGACCAGTAGAACTATACCCATTGATAAAGATGTTAGCTCCGCATGCGCTTACACCATACCAAGACTATAGAAATTATGCCTACAGATTTTGTAATGCTTACAATTCAAAATGGGGTTTAGATGTATCTGGTAATTCAAACGTAGAAGAATTAGGCGTACGTTTAAGAGCTACTTGTATGGTTCGCCGTCTAAAGAAAGATGTAATGAAACAATTACCAGATAAAACTATTCAGTTAATACCGTTTGAATTATGTAAGAAAACTGAAAAGATTATAGAAAGGGAAGAGTGGTTTTTTATAGAGGACTTAAAGAAATACCCAGAGCGTGGTAGTATGGGAGAGCTTGCACAAATCAGACATGAACTAGCAGTAGCTAAGATTGATGAGAGCGCAAGATATATAACTGACTTATTACATAGTATTGATAAGGTGGTTATCTTCGCTCATCACTACGATGTAATCAACGGAATCAAAGACAAACTACAAGAGTTTAACCCAGTGGTTATAACTGGAAAACACGTTATGAAAAATCGTCAAAAAGCAGTAGATGATTTTCAAACTAAGGAAGATGTAAGAGTTTTCATCGGGCAAATCCAAGCAGCCGGCACAGGGCTGACGCTCACAGCAGCTAGTACCGTAGTGTTCGCCGAGACTTCTTGGGTACCCGGTGAGATCAACCAAGCAATAGATCGTTGCCACCGTATAGGGCAGAAGGATAATGTAACTGCAAAGTTCTTAGTGGTTGAGAAAAGTTTAGACGAAACCATGCTAAAAACTATCTTTGATAAAGAAAAAACTATTAACCAATTATTGAAATAGAAACATGAGTACAACATTAAAATTTGAAGGCAATATAGTAAACTTAGATAATCTTTTTAGTCCACTGCATTACTTAGAAGTGCGAGAATCTAAAACTAGCCATCTTTTAGGATATTTAAGTTTCCCCCACCATCTTATTCAGAACCCTACGGTGAGAATACCGTTGGTTAAAACTAGCCATTACGGGGTTAAATTTGATTTTGAGGATAATTTCCCAACATGCTGCAATGCTCAATACCGGGAGTTCCAAGTTCGTACTGCGTTTGATTATAGAGGGCGCCCTATATTTAAATACTTAGAGGCAGATTTCAATGATTGGGAAGATGTAGTTAAAGATAAGAAAAATGAATTTGCTAGTGAGTACATGACTGTAAAGGGTGTGGATTATATTAGGCTATCAAAGGATTAAACTTTGATAAAGAGAAAACTATTAACCAATTATTAGCATAACTATGGGAGTATTCACACAGGTACAATTACGCAGGCAAGAATTAATAAGTAAAGGTTTTCCGGCTAATAAATTAGTTATGGTAACTAATGCGGTAACTATATTAGCTGTTCTACAAGAAACTGTACACGATAAAGAATTAATTAAAAACTATAAGCAAACCAGAACTTTTTATGGTATGGATGTTGTTATAATAAAGGGTGATAACTTTGTCCATAATAGACACATACATTTTGAAATCTTTGAACAACTTAATAAGAACTAATTATGAAAATAGAATATAAAGAAGTACCAGAATTATTAAACATCTTCAAAAGTTACTGGGCTAACAACTATCACATTAAGTTTGAGTGGAAACCAATAGCATACTATATGAAAGACAATGCACAAATGGTTAGGGATACAGTTATAAATGTTAAGGTGAATGACACTGATAAGGGTGGTCAAGCCGAAGAGAATTGGACTCTTGAGTATGCGTACACCATTCTCAAGACACCAAAGGAAATGGAACTTTGTATCAAGCGTTGGAAAGACGGTTTTAAAAACGCCAAGAAAAAACCAACACTTGATATAGAGGGTCATAAAGTAGACCCATCTACTTTAAATTAATTTATTAACTTAATTACAAAAACTAATATGGATTTAAAAAAAGTTGACGAACTAGTACGTATGAGAAACAACTGTGGCGCTGCTACTGATGTTCTAATAATTGAATTGCTTTCAGTTATAGCTAACAACACTTCAAGGTTAGTACAGATTGAAGAGAATAAAATATCTGACCAGCAAGAGTTGCCTTTCGGCAATACAAACCCACCAAAGGTTTATGCTAAAGATGTTCTTCAAACTAAAAAAGAATTTACTCAAAAGGTAGAAGAAAAAGTTGAAGAAGCTATTGAGGAAGAAGTTAGCAAGCCAGCACCTAAAAAGAAAGCTGCACCTAAGAAGGTTGAAGAGCCAAAGCAAGAAGTAGTTAAAGAAGAACCTAAAGTGGAGACTCAAGAAGAACTGCCAACTAGAGACGAAGTTATGAGTAAACTCGTGGAGTTTATACAAGATAACGGAGAAGAAGCTTTAGCTAATATCTTCAAAGAACTAGGTGGTTATACAAACTTTCCAGCGGTACCTCAAGAAAAGTACCCAGAATTATTAAACAAAATAGCGTAGTATCATGCCTCAAGCACATTCAAAATATGGTGCCTCGTCAGCTAGTAGATGGTTAAACTGTCCGGGTAGTGTTAAGCTATCCGAGACAGTACCACCACAGCCATCAAGTGTCTATGCTCAAGAAGGTACCGCAGCTCACAAATTAGGTGAGTTATGTTTAATGAACAATAGTAATCCTAGTGATTATGCTGACCAAGAAATAACTTTAGATGACGGAAGTAAATACTTTGTCAATGGAGATATGGTTGAAGCGGTTACAGTCTATGTAGATTATGTAAGAAGCAGAGCAAAGTTAGGAGAACTATTTATTGAAACTAGATTTAGTTTAGCTTTTGTACATGACGAAATGTTTGGTACCAATGATGCTTGTGTGTTTAGTGATATGCTTGGCATGCTTGAGGTTATTGATTACAAACATGGCGCTGGTATTGCAGTTAGCCCAGAAGAAAATACACAGCTTGCTTATTATGGTTTAGGTGCTGCTAATGTACAAGATTTACACCCAGATAGCCAGATTAAACTAACTATCGTTCAGCCAAGAGCAGCAGGTGAACCAATTAAATCTTGGGTAACTACCGTTGGCTACCTTGATAAGTTTGCTAAGACTTTAAAGAAAGGTGTTAAAGCTTGCGAAGCTAAGAAACCAAAACTTAAAGAAGGCGAATGGTGTAGATTCTGCCCTGCTCAAGCAGTGTGTCCGCAACTAGAAAAGAAAGCACTTGAAGTTGCTAAAGCAGAATTTAAAGATGAAGAAATAATATTACCAGAGCCAGACAGTTTGAAACCGGTAGATATTAAAAAGGTTTTAGATTTTGCACCGGTAATATCTTCATGGTTAAAAGCTGTAGAGTCTTATGCGTTCAATGAATTAGAACGTGGCCAATCTATAGATGGTTACAAGCTCGTTAAGAAAAGAGCTAATCGTAAATGGTTTGGTGATGAAGATATGATAGTCAGAAAACTAAGAGACGCAATGGGTGTTCACCCCGGCGACACTGGTATTGGCTTAATATATTCAGAACTAAAATTAAAATCACCAGCTCAATTAGAAAAGCTGGTTGATAAGAATCTAGTGGCTTCGCTATGCGAAACCCCAGATAATGGTAACACAATGGTGCCTGTTAGTGATAAGAGGCCTGCTGTGGAGCCAACGGCTAGAAATGACTTTGATGTCATTGAAGGCTAAATTTTTTATTAACTTAAACACGTAATGACATGACTAATAAAATAATTACACCTATTGGGCAAGCTTCTTACCCAACACTTTTCAAACCAAGATTAAACGAGGATAATGGAAAATATTATTATTCCGTAGATATATTGTTTGATAAGAAAACAGATTTATCTCCACTTAAAGATATTATTAATAAGGTGTCTAAAGAAAAATGGGGAGATAAAATACCTACATTTAATCATCCTAATTTTAAAGATGGAGATGCTAAGAGGGATAAGAAAGGTGATGAAGTACCAGCATATAAAG